TAGCCAAAGAGACATAGAAAGAGAATTATGATGTAGTTCTACTTGTATATCAGCAGTATGTAGATGAAAACAAAAATATATACTATGATATAAGCGAAAATTTAAAGACTAGATTTTACTTGACTAAATATATTACTATGACTAAAAAATCTACTGAAAAAGAACTGAACAAATTCCTTCTAGTGAATATGTGCAGAGTGCAAAAGATGTTGAACAAAACAAGGATATTCGATGTATTGATGTCTGATGTTTTCCACTCCATAGAAGAGATCAAAGGGAAATGAACAAAAGAATTTTTTGAATCTGTAGTGTTTGTACTAAAACATCGAGATCTAAAGAATCCTACATTGAACGCACAGCCAATGAATCTCAAAGAATATCTTGCAACAATGATTCAAAAATATAAACTTGAAAAGAAGGATGATAAATAGTCTGAAAGAACTATTCTGGAAAGTATGGACGTCAAGATATCACCAATGCGAAGTGTGTGGAACCTTCATATATGAATCAAAGACGTTCTGCTTCGCTCACGTGTTGGGTCACGGTATGCACAAGAAATACAAGTACGATCCAAATAATATCATCATGGTGTGCAGTATCGAGTGTCACAGAGAAGTAGATAGATTAACCTCAGGAAACAAACACGTAATAGAGTCCATGCTCGCTGAAGGAAATCAGATTACTTTCGATTATCTATTGAATTTGAACTCACAAAGATAATACACATATATAAACCTTTACATACTAAACAATAATCCGATGGAATTCAAAGACATCTACATCCAACTATTCTCTACCCTGTTTGTATTAAGAGACAACACTCACAACCTTCACGTAAACTGTGCAGGTAAGTGATCGATGTACTACCATCCATTCCTAAGTGAGGTGTACACTCGAGCAGACTGAAAGCTAGATTTTTTGATGGAGAGTGCAAAGGTGCAATGAATCACCCTACCAGTGCAATACGCTGAGATAGAGATCAGTAGCAAAATAGTATCATACAATGAGATCGAAAAGAACGTAGACATACAGAAAGAAATGATGAAAGAGGCTATGGACTATCTTATGATGTACCTATGAACACGAGAGACCGCAGTGATACCGTTTGATAGTGTGTTGAACACTGAGCTGATCGATTATAAAAAAGAATTGCGTATGTTCGTATTTAATAACAACGCTGAATTAGGTGTGTAGTGTATAATATAAAAGCAAGAAAGCGACCCTGCCATTTGGGTCGTTTTTTTGTATTGCAAAAGAAAACTATATGATTATACAAATAACAACTTACATCGCAAACTATCCCAAAAATGGAGAAAAACACATTAAAATACTACAAATCACTATTAGCCTACGCAATACAAAATGAACTCAATTGGAAAACAGCCAAGAGACTTTTGGAACGTAGAAAAATAATAGAGATGGAATTCAAAGGAAAGAAAGTAATAATATCTATAGACGATTTAATCAGATTTATTTTTTTTGAAATATCGAATGAAAACAAACCTACTAACATTCTGGGATAAAAACCCAAGATCTATAACAGATGAAAATCTAGAGAAATTGAAAAGATCACTAAAAGAGGATCCTAAGTTTTTGGAGAAAAGAAAAATGCTCGTGAATAGGACCAAGCAATGAAAAAAAGAGATTCTGATTGTCTACGCATGAAACCAGAGACTCAAAGGACTCATAGCTTTATGATACGATGAAATACCTGATGAGTGGATAGACATAGAAGATAATATATCCGAAGAGCTTATGAACAAAAGAGCATTCAAGGATAATACTGAGTATTGAAGATGGGACATAGAAATCATAAAACAAAACTTCACTATGGGTGAGATACAGGCTATGGATCTTCCAGAATATGAAGTCCCACTATCAATATGGGATGAGGAAGTGGAAGAAGAAGAGGAGGAAAACAAACCCAGTCCGATAACTGTTACGGTATTTTGTAGTGATATGTGAGAGGCTGAACTTGTAAAATCTGATATTGAATGATTAGGTTACGAATGCAAAGTAAGAGGCTAACTTCTATTTTAACTTATAATTTAACTTATAGAAATGCCACAAAAATGAAAATATGATCGAGAGACTCTATTTTTAGAATACTTGACAGATGACGAAATATATGCAGAGTCTTTCCTAAGAAAGAAGTGAGTAGTAAAACCGTGAAAGAAAGGTCAACTAGGATATTCTGGTGCAATGAAAGTTCAGACTAGAGGACGAGCTGAGAAGAAAAAGAAGTTCCAAGAAAAAGCAATGCAGAGAGCGGTACTCAAATTAGAGAAGGAAGTGGCTGAAAAAATCTACAAACCATCTATAAAAGAATTGAACGAAATGCACAGGAGAACAATGGATATTTGAAAGATTGTATTGAATGACATGACTATAATATCAAAGGATAAAGATGGGAATACTACATATAAAGTAAATAAAAATGCCACAAGGATATCAAAGGAGCTTAGAAATATTCGGGAAATAGTAAAAACAGAAAAATGAGAGCCAACTAGAACAATACTAGATCTCACTCCCGTCCCTGAAGAGAAAAAACTCGATGAAAAGCAACAAGCTATTTTAGAGAAATACAAATCAAAGAAGAAATGATAGATCCAAAACTTATTGCTGAGATACAAGATGATAGTATTTTGAGATCAATAATTTTTCCTGACGATCCAACTCTCTGGAATGATTTTTACTTCTATGATTTTTTTGATACACCGACTGACTATCAAGAAATACTAGATTGGATAGATAACTGATGAAATCTGATACGGTTCTGATATAGAGGTTGTGCCAAAACGTCTATCCTGAGAAAGCGACTCTGTAAAAGGATAGCGACAAAGAGAAACAAATTCATCAGGTGGACTTCCTATGATGTGAACAAAGCAGAGGATAATATCACATCCATATCAAATATGCTAATCTGATCTAGTGATAGTATTTTTGTGCATGATTATTGAAGACTATACTACAACGATAGGGTGATGGATGCACTCTTCAAACAGAAAGAACAAAAAAGGACTTCATGATTCACTTCTACTAACGGTGTGGTCGTAAAAGCCAACTCAGTCAAGAAATCTACAAGATGACTCAATATCTATCTATGAGACCAGTCACTGAGACCAGATTTAGATGTTTTGGATGATATAGACGATGACGAGAATACACAAAACCCTAGAATAATCACAAAGACATACAACAAAATAAAAGGTGCAATCTTTGGTGGATCACTCTGACAAAAAATAGTACTCTGAAACACTATCAATGAGGACTGAGTACTACCTAGACTAGCAGAGGAACTGAAAGACAACCCAAAGCGAAGGGTGGTATACACGAGATTTATGAAAGAGGACTGAACACTCCACCGACCAGATAGGTTCGTCAAAACAAGAGCTGAGGCTGACAAGATAAACAAGAATCGTATAGAGAACTATGTCCAATCACTAGAAGATATTAGAGAAGAGCAAGGACGTGACTGGTACTGAGCAAACTATATGCTTATCCCAATGAGAAACGATGTACCTATCATAGAAGAGCAATGGATCAGATATAGGGAGTATCACAAGATCCCATACTGAGACAAAACATATATATCGATCGACTCCTGAGAGTCTGAGAAAGACAAATCAGATCCGATAGGTATCACAATAGGTACTAGAATAAGGGAGTCATGAAAGTGGAATATGAGACACTCGGAGGAGCTGACATGAAGGCAAAAAGATTTGACAAGAATAGATGAAAGACTCAGTCGACTATACGACCAGTATGATAAACCAGAATTTATTATTGAAAACAAGGCTGGTTGAATGACATTGAGAAAATATCTGTTGACAAAACACCCTAATTGGATAATACATCTATATGATCCATGAAGGAAAAGTAAAATAGGTAGATTGAGAGAATGCCAACCTTATCTCGAAGGCGGAGCCGTTGAATTTTCACCAGATATCGATCAAAAGTTCATAACCCAACTAATAAAATTTCCAAACGTTGAGCATGATGATCGTGTCGACTCTTTCACCGCAATAATTCTCAAATTCAAATATCATCTTGATAAAATAGAAAAAGAAAACACAAAATCTATTGAATCGAAACCAAAAAATGATATACCATGAGAAGAAAGAACAAAAAGCAAAGCACAAGAGCTTATAGATAAATACTCACCTAAAAAGAGCTTTTTTACTAAAGATTTCTAACAAAATGAATATCTCACAAACAATCAAAACTATTCTCCAGAGGTTTTCAATCAACAAAGAAGAGCTGGAAAAAACTAAAGTTCTTTTTGTGCGTGAGTCTACATACTGAACCAAACAGAATGTAGGATTTTTGTTTGAAGAATACTCAAACAGATTCAAGAACAAATACGAGAAGTATCAGCTGTTTATGAGAATGGACAACGATGGCCAGGTGTTCCAAATGAGAAACGCAATAACCCTCATGAAAACATCTACAAACTTTTTCATTGATCCATACACTGATGAAGGCATGGAACCAAACGCAAAAGATGTGGCAATAGCGAAGTTCTGCGAAAAAGCGTTGTTCGATAATCTCGATAGATGATTCAAGGGTCTGATTGAAGATATAAACTTATACATAAGGGACTGATTCAGTCTATTCGAACTATATTTTGAAAGGAAAGATGACTGATTCTATCCACAGTTGACAAGAATCTACGCCGACACTGTTTTCAAATGGTTGACTTCTACATGAGAACCATGAATACAACAAATAGCGTACTACACGAAAGCTACTCAGGAAACTGACGATCCTGAAGCGAACGAAGGAAAGAACACTATAGATATACCATCAAATAAATTGATACTTTTCAATATCAACTCTGAATGAATAAACTACGAAGGTCGATCACTATATCGTAAGATAGCGAAAGACCGATTTTTCAAAGATAAATTTGAAAACTATCATGCAGTATTGCAAGAAAGGTTGGCAATACCACCATTGAAAGTGAAAGTCCCACAATGAACGACTGATGATGAAATAGAGAAATACAAGAGCATAGCTGAGAACATGAGAAGTCTAGAAAGCTGATACGTTGTAGAACAAATAGATCCTGCGACCTGAGCTTCATTGGTAGGCTATGATTGGATGAACACCAATATTGGTGATAACGCAAACAAGCTCCAGGATGCTATCCAGCACTATGCACAAAATATCAACGATATATTCTTCCAACAATTCTTGTATCTATGAAAGTCCAAGAAAGGATCATACGGTATGGCTTGACAGTCTACGGCTTTTTTCTTTGAAGCCGTAAAGTGATTGCTAGAAAAAGACATGGAGGTAATCAACAAATATCTCATCCCAAAAATAGTGGCGTTGAATTTCTGAGAAACAAAGAGAATGCCAAAGGTGAAGTTCGGACAAATCTGATTGGTGGATCCATCAGAATTCTCTTCTACTATGTCTGCGTTGGTAGGCGGTGGAATAATTACTGCAAACTACGACACTGAAAGATATGTAAGAGAGTTATTGCATTTACCTATGATATCCGAAGAGCAATACAACGAATCCAAGCAACAAGCTAGTCCAGATATGGCTCCAGCAGTAGAAGAAGATGAAGTAGAGACTGCTAAAGCTGAAAGACAAGCCAAAAAAGAGGCTGATAAACTAGCAAAAGAGCAAGCAAAAAAACATACAGATTGCGGATGTGAAAATATAAACTTCTCTTGAATAGACTTTGACCATGAATCGATCATACAACACCAAATTGACTGACTAGAAGAATCAGACGATGTTTGAAAAAGAAACTTCTCTGATCCTATACAAGATGGATTCTGGAGACCGCTGACATTCGCTGAAAGAAGGGTAGCAATCAAATCAATCAAAGATAATTTGAACGAAGAGACTGACTCACTTAGAAAACAATACTCAGAGGTGACTGATGAAATGACAAATAAGCTACTTGCACAAGTCCAGACCCTTATAGAAAAAAACGATATGACCGCAATATCTGCGTTGACCGCAAAATACGGTGCTGAGATATCTTCTATGGTGACACTAGCATACAAGAAGAACTTTGACTACTGAAAGAATGAAGCGAGTAGAGAAATAGGGGTACAGATCCCAGAAAGCAAAAAAGATCTGAAAGACGTGATCAAGATACAAGCTGACAACGTTTCTGAATGAATAATAAGCAAGGTGACTACTGATACAAAAGCTATAATAGCGACAGCAATCACAAAGAACGACTGATTGAAGAACACACCATCCTCAGGCGTTGTGGTGTCTGTGAAGAAAGCAGTGAAACCATACCTTGATCAAGCATTCTGAATAGTATCTACAATCTGAATCAATCAAGCGTTCAACTCTTGAAGGAAATCAGTAGCGTATACAAACGCAAGCAAGATATATGGTGCTCAGTACTCCGCAATCATAGACTGAAGGACTTCAAATAGATGTCTTTCCCTAGATGGTACCGTGGTGAAGGTGGACTCTGACGATTACAAGAACTACTCACCGCCTCAACATATACATTGTAGATCAATGCGGGTGTTCATAAACGACGATGAAGAATACAAGCCTGATTATACTGAAGTATCTTCTAGCATACCAGTGAAGGATACGATCACAAGCAAGGAAGAATTGAAGGTTCCAGTATTATCAAAAGACTCACCAGCAGTAGCACAGATCACAAAAGAGATAGACTGGAGAATGCAAAAGAATGAAAGTCTGAACTGAAAAAGGAAAGAAAAAAACCAGGAAATAATAGATAGATTGAAAAAATCTATTGAATAATTGCCAAAATATACTATATAGAATATGTTTTACATCTCTCAAACAAAAAATGCCAGAAAAAGTAGTATCAAAAAACGTTAAACATTTTGAAATAAAAATCTTCGCATTGCAACAAGATCTAAAGCAAGGGGACATTATCCCTATTCAGATTTTGAAGTATGCCAATAGGACTCATCCATTCTATGGTAAAATATTGATAGATGAGAAATACTTCAATAATGTTATAAGGAATTTTGAAAACAACGTAAGGAAAGACGAGATCCCAATCAATCTTGAACACGATAGAACTGCTGCTCAAGCATGGATCAAAAAAGTGTACTCTAAATGAGACGAACTCTGGGCTGACATAGAACTTACAAAGAACGGTGCTGATAACTTGAACGGGAAACATTACAAATATTTCTCCGCAGAGCTATCTGATAAGTATCAGGATCCTGATACTATGAAACGATTTGAAAACGTCCTAGTAGGCGGTGCCTTAACGAACTACCCGTACTTCAATGGTATGGACAAAATCGTTGCAAGCGACCCTTCCGAAGAGACAAAAACAAATACAATTTTATCTACTAAAAATGAAACCGTCATGCTTAAAGATTTACTATTAAAGTTCTCTTCTAAAGAGGCTCTAAGCTTCGATGAAAAAGTTGAACTAACAAAAACTTTCTCTGAAGCCACTGAAGATGAAAAGAAAGAACTTCAAGCAGAAACTGAAGCTACTTTGAACAAGTACTCAGATCCTGAAAAAGAAGCTATGAAAGAAGAACTTGCACAGGCTAAAGCTGGAAAGAGATTTTCAGAAATAGTACAAAAGTTCTCAACAATCCACGCATTCAATCAAGAAGCTGAAGAAGAGAAGGTAGGAGCTGAAAAAGTTCTAAAAGCTTTCTCTAAATTGGACGATGAAGAAGTGGAAGAAGTTAAGAAACTATTCTCTAACTACCAAAAAGTTGTTGATACTTTGACTAATGGTCAGATTTCACAAAATTTTGCTAAAAAGGAGGACAAGGAAGAAGAAAAAATGTCTACAGATTGAAAAAAGAAAGTAGTGAGTGAATCAGCTTTCAATAAAATCTGTAATGACTACGCAAAAGACAAGAATGTAGACTTCAACAAAGCGTATGAAGCTTTGAAGGATGGCTACGAGATCGAAAAGAAAAAGTAATATTTTTATATCATTATTAAAAAGCAATCATGACTAATAGTACAGACGTATTTGGAGTAACAACTCACAATACACCAACACAAGAATCTTCTTGGATCGCAAAAACTACAATGGCAAAATGAATCCCAGTTCAAATATCTACTGCGGATGTAAACACTGTAGTTGTGTGTGGAGCAAACTCTGCAAAATTTATGGGTATCACAAACGAGCAAAAAGATGCTTGATATACACTTGGTGTAAATGAAGCGGAATACTTTGTAGGTTTGGTAGGTACAGGATGAGTGACTTTGGGTGATTATGTTAAAACAGATTGAGCAAGCGGGTTCATAGTATGAACTGCGGCTGGATCATACCAAGTTGCAACGGCATTGGCTACATGAGTGGCTGGTGATTATGTAGAATTCAGAAAATTTCCTGCAGTTATATTAGTACCAACTCCATAATCGACCTGAAAACTTTTTTATATCTTTATTAAAAAATCATAATGTTAGCAAAACAATTCTCCCTTCCTGAGGGAACGAACTTATTTACTGCTGGTGACTTCCAAGATGCCTACATACCAGAGCTTTTGCAGTCAATGTTATTGGCTTACAAAAATGATGATAGCAAGTATGTATGGACAAAGATTTTCCCAATCGTTGCTGTGAAAAAGGCAAAGGGTAAAATCGCAAATCTTTGAATGCAAGCAATGGCAATCTATACAACAAGAAAAGGTTGGAAAGGTTGAGCAAACAAGATCGAATTTTGAGTAAGATTGGATGATGAACGGGTTCTTGAAGAACATGCATTGTATACTGATATCTACAAAACAGATATCGAAAATGCTGACGCTCCAATCGATGCACAAAGAGACAAAATGTTCATCTTGAAAGGTTCATACGATTTGGCAAAAGAATACGCATGTCTATCACAAATTTTTGATTCGAACGTTATCACAAATAATGTTGCGTTGTCAGGAACTGATAGATTCGATAGTATGACTTCTGGAGTATCAAATTCAGATCCAATATCAACTTTGTATGCACAAGCAAAACTATTGAAAGACAAATGTTGAAGCTGGCCTACAGAAATAGTATTGTCTTTGGATGTAATGGTTGCTATCACTAACAACACGAAAGTGATTGATAGATTCAAGTATACTACTACTCCAACTATACCATCATTGACTGAAAACCTAAAGAACGCTCTCTGAACCCAAATAACTATATCTGAAGCTCAGAAATGGGATGGAGCTGGTGATCTTGAAGGAACTCTATCATACTTGGTAGAAAAGAAAGTGTTCATGTGTTACAATGAAGCACCAGGACTTTACTCAAAATGATTCGGAAAAACTTTCACAAGAAGAGGATCACAAAGAGTATTATCTGCCGCTTATCCATTGACTGAGCAATTGAAAAACTCATTGGACTCATTGGTAATTGTACAGGATGAATACGATATGCACATCATCGATCAGAAATGTGCTAGATTGATCACTACTGTAATTAGCTAAATTCTAAGGGGGTGCATCCTTTGGGGTGTACCCTATTTTATTATATAAAAAACATGTAAGATGTCTAAAAATGAAAGAAAATCTATGTTCTTGAATACTAACGTTCGGTCCAAATGAGCTGAACTCCTAAAGGGTACAGAAATATCTGTGGACGACGAAAGTTATGAATGATTCTTGGCTGATTGATTTCTAGTTTCTTCAAAAGCATTGGCTGAAAACAATCCTGTTGCTGTTGCAACTGAATTGGACAAGGCAAATGTTGAGATCAAACAATTGAAAGCTCAGGTTGAAGAGCTTACAAATGATTTGACTGATGCAACTGAAGAATTGAAAGCTAAAGATGATGAAATTGATGCCTTGAAAAAGAAAGCACCAAAATAATCTTGAATATCCAAAATAAAAGGCTATATAATAACTAAATTATATGGTCTTTTTTATTATTTCTGAAAATCAGATGAGCCAAACATTCAAAGGATGAGATAACCTAGCCACTGTAAAAGAAATAAGAAAGTCTGCATGACTAACTTGAAATACTGATATAGATGACGAGTACATAGAGACATATAGGGAGAAAGCTCGCTGAGACGTCTGGACGTATGTTGCATGAAGATATGACCTGAAGTCTTTCACTGAAGAGAGATTCATGAAGAGTCTATCATTCGCAATATTGAGAGGTTGTCAGATTCTATTGGCTTCATCGTATATCATGAACGAATGATACTGATCACAAAGACTAGAAGAGGATAATGGATCCTGAAAAAAGTATGACCAGCAAATGGCAATACTAGATGATTTGAGAAAGTGAAATACTAGACTATTAGATGTAAACAATGACGAGTTTGATCTCCTACCATTATCACCAAACAAAACCCCTCCATCAAGTATATCAAGTTCATTCGATAATAACTGTGTACCTAGAGACTTTAGGACAAGTGATAGATGGTAGTTTTATAAATAAAAAGATTCTGATGCTAAAAATGAGTCTTGTATCATGATGAAATCTCTCGAGACAATTCGAGGACTTCATCAAAAAATGATTGAACTTTGAAAACTATCGAGATTGAGTGCTTGATAAAATAGATGAGATGAAGAACGACAACATGAAAGTCGAGTGATGACAGTTGGTAATCAACCCAAAACGAGCTCCACTCTCAGTATCTACATCAAAGGCCAGAGCAAGGAGAACATGATACTATAAGAAGTCACCAAATAGACCAGGAATACTACGCTGGACATGAAACCTACAAGATAACATCACCAAGATAAAAAATAGATATAGCTGTGCGTTGGTCATGAACGCCAAGTATGCAATATACCACCAGGATGGAAAAGGATCAAAACATAGAGCAATGTTTGAGTTCAACCCTAGAACCAAAGCTGAGGTTGTAAGAATTATTCAAACACAATTCAATGACGAAATAGGTATATGGAACGCTCGCAAATCTTAACCATAAATAAAAAAACCATGCTACCAGTATTAACAACCTATTTGAAATGATTATTTGAAACAAAAGTACAAGCCTCACCTGAAGGCTCTGATTTGAGTTTGATAGAAACTGTGTTTGACTGAGATCCGATGAACTACGTACAACAAAACCTGCCTGCAATAATTATAGAAGGAATGGACTCTGCCTTGTCTAAAATGAACCAATACTACGAAAGTACTCGGAGAATAAAAATAAGTGTGGTGATTGCAACAAAGCAATTCTACTGAGCGGAGGATCAGTGAGTAGTAAAAGTGAAAAAACAGGTACAAAAGATCATGGAAGGAAAATCAGATACAACTTGTTTCTATAACCCATACAGCATTGCATGAATACTCCAAAATATTTGATGTATAGTGATTGACTGATGTACAATGTGAAATGATCTCTATATGGATAGCGTGCAATACCAGAACCTATCCTGAGCATGATTCGTATGATACAGAGCGGACATGATAATCAGGATATTCAACAAACAAATACAAAGAAATCAATTTTAACCTTTATAAAAATACCAATGGCACAAACAAAGTACTTCATAGTGAACAACGACAACTGGGAAAAGACACTCCCTGAGCTAGGTATTAAAATACCCGCAAAATGAAAGACAATGATATCACCAGACTTGGTACAAAGGTTGTCAAGGCAATTTGAAATAGAAGAAATTTCAATTGACAAGGTTGAAGAAAAAAGTATTGTGGAAGAAGAACCAACCAAAGTAAAAAGAGCTAAAAAATAACTTTTAACTATTTACAAAAAACAATCATGTCAGCAGTTTCTTCAAAAGCGGTCTATACCGCCTGGATATTAGAAAACACAAACGGTACTCCAAGAATCCCTAATAAATTTATACCAGAAATGGAGAACTCATTGAGTAAAAACATTGAGAACATCCAGTCTGAGAGTCGTTTCAATACGCTGAATAACGTCGTATTCATGGCGAAATGAGCAAACAAGATTGAATGATCAGTAAATGTTGAAGTAGATTCAAAGAACTCTTTGGCTCGATTTTATATGCTGTTAGGATCCTTGACGTCTGCTGATATCTCATCTTTATTGGATGGATCAGTATACAAACATACCTTGATGGATCAAGTATGTGGATACAAATCAGTGACTATGGAGAACAAAAAAGGTTGATGTGAATCATCATCTGATAAGACAAATATCATAGTACAAAGAACGTACTGAATAGTGCCAAACAGCACAAAACTCTGAATAGAATCAAACGCTATCGTAAAGATGGAAAACGAAGTCAAAGGACAATGAATGTTCGATGTCGCTTTCTTGATAGCAAATGAGAAGGTAGAGGCTGTGACGAAAGCAGTAACGAGTGCAACTCCTACAAACTGACTTTTGAGGGTAGTATCTGCAACACACTGACTAGCAGTGAACGATCTAGTAAAAGTGACATGAAATAGCGTAAGTGAATACAATGGATACTGGAAAGTAGTGACCGTAGTAAACGGTACAACTGTTGATCTATCATGTACGCTCTCATCTGGAGTAGGTACAGGATGAACAATCAATCAGATTTCTATGATGTTTTTTGGAGAAAGGACTGTGAAGGGTGTACTTGCTACTGATATAGTAAGACTATCAAATAACCTATGAGCAACTGAAGATGTAACCGTAAGATATGTTGACGATGCAAATGATGTAATCTGATTCGATACTATTACCTCCACCGCAATGACTGTGGCGAATGAGAATAAGGTTGAATTGGTGCAACAAACAGCCGTGATCACTCCAGTAGATTTCTTCTCTTTCTCAAACGTAACATTAAGAAGATGAACAACTATCGCATTGGCATTGGCATCAGATCCTATAGATTTTGAAAACATAAATCTGACTTTCGACAAGAAGGTTGCTGAATCAGTACAGAACTTGAAGAATCTAGCAACTCCAACTTGATTGGATGTGAAGGTAGAAATCAACAAAGCTTACGAAAATAATCAAGATAGAGATGCACAAAGAAAAACATCAGCACTCGCATATATTATAGATTTGGAAATACCAAAAGTGGTATCTCCAACTGATACGAACAACGCATTCTACTCAATGAGAATAACATTGCCTGAAGTAGTATCACAAACATATGAAATCACTGATCAATCAGGTGAAGTCATAAAGGAAAAGATACTTGGTATTGCAAAATATTCATTCACAACAAACTACTCTACACAAATAGAGATAGTAAACGACAACGCATGAACATACTATACGGCCTAATTTTATAACATAATAACTATGCAAGATGGTTAAATTAACAGAGCTGAATAAGTCTTTTTTGAAGGAAGTGGAACTATGACAATGAATCAAAGTAACAATCAGAAACATTTTGAGAGTAGAAGAACAACTCGAACTATGACTAACAGAAATATCAGATCTATCATGAAATGACTTGATAAGGAAAGAAGTAGATATCGCATTGAAATTGATAGTGTCATGGAACATTACTTCTGACGATGGCGAAATCCTCCCAGTGACTGAAGAGACATTCAATTCATTGCCTATATGACTCAGTGATATAGAGAATATTTTCACATCTTGTGAATCGTTCAAAACATTGATTGATAAGCAAAAAAAAAATACCGAGGCGAACTAATATCTTGAAAGACTAAAGAAATAAAACTATGATGGTTTGATCAATACATGAATATCGTTCTTTGTGAAAATTTCTGACGATCCGAAAAAGATTTGATGAAAACTACTCTGCCTTTTCGTAATGATTGTCGGCTATATTTAACAGAAAAAAGCAACCAAGAATATATTAGACAACAAGAAGATAAAATAGCAAGCCAAAAGGATCAGATTTTTAACGATTTAACAAAGAGATAGTATGTCAGATATTATGAAGCTCGAGGTACTAGCTGAGGATAATGCCACATCGGTACTTAAAGGGGTACAGAAATCTGTTGACGATACTACAAAAACAATCAAATCCTCATGAGATAAGATCACAGCACGATGAGAAAGGAATAAACAGACATTCACAAATATGAGAAATTACTGAATTGTAGCTTTTGGTGCTATATCAGCTTTTGCAATTAAATCAATTGCCGATTACGCTGATGCACAGAAATCATCTATAATGTTGGAACATGCAGTGCTAAAGGTAACAAAGGCAACGAAAGAACAACTCAAAGCCACATCCGATCTAGCGGATACACTAGAAAAAAAGTGAGTCCTAGACTGAGACAATATAAAGATGTGACTTGCTCAATTATCTACGTTTTGACTGAGTAATAAAGCCGTACAAGCATTATGATGAAGTCTTGCGGATCTTTCTGTCAACCAGTTTTGAGTGTCTGCAAGCTGAGAACAAATGGCTGACTCTGCAAATATGATTGCAAAGGCGTTGAACTGACAATTTTGAATACTCGAAAAGAGTGGTATCAGATTCACTGATGCACAACAAAAAATGATAGAATTTTGATCAGAAATGGAAAAGGTGAAAGCAATAAACGAAGGTTTTGCACAAAACTTAAAATATACAAATGAAGTAGCTCTACAGGGTTTTGATTGACAGATGGCTAAAGTTAGAGTACAGATGGGGAATCTATCAGAGAGTCTCTGACAATCTTTGACACCAATACTAACTTCTTTAATGCAGACGATAACTCCTATAATACAGAAATTCATTGACTGGACTGCAGCTAACCCAGAAATGACAAAGAATATATTTCTAATGGCTGGATGACTAGCATGATTGGTTACAGTTTTATGAATGGTCTGACTTGCAATCGGTCCGATAGTGGCATGAGTGACCGCACTGCTTTCTCCTATATGATTGGTGATCGCCTGAGTGGCTCTCCTGGCCACTGCATGGGCAACAAACTTCTTGTGAATAAGAGATGCTACAATGCCAATAGTAGAAGAGATTTGGCAATGAATACAAATAGCCTGGACTGGAATAAAAGAAGTCGTAATGAGTGTGGTGACGGCGTTGAAATCGGCTTGGAACGAATTTCTATCTGCATTATGAATAACTAATTCAGAATTTTTTAGTTGATTTTTGACAGTATTACAAGTAACTTTTGAAGCTATAAAAATATATCTATGAATCTCATTTGAGATCATAAAATGACTATTCACCACTGCATGGAATTTTATAAAAACCTATGTGTGAGGTGTTTTTGGGTGAATAAAAGATATAATAGTCGGTGGTACTAAAATGATCACTGCCTTCATCAATGGAGAAGGAACCACTGCAATACGGGCATGATTCAAGCAAATGTTTTGATGAATAATCAAGATAGTATTGGCTCCAGTAAATGCGGTAATTGCGGTGATAGAGTGACTGATAAATACGACAATAGGCTGAATAAATAAAATGATAGGATATGCAAACAAGATCCCAGGGTTCAATGTATGAACCATCTGAAACGTATCTATCCCTAGATTGGAAATGCCAGCATTCGCAAATGGTGGAATGGTGACGTCTCCTACAATGGCTATGATCTGAGAAGGTGGCATGAACGAAGCGGTGGTACCTTTGCCAGATGGTAGAAGAATCCCTGTAGATATGAGATGACAACAAGGAGTGACCATAAACATCGGAAACCTATATGGAACTGATAGAGAGACAGCATTGAACTTTGCCAACGAAATGGTTGGACAATTCAGGAGACAATTTATGATTGAAGCATTCTAAATGAGACAATGAATACAAATAATCAATAACTGAGTTGACTACTCCGAAGCTTTAGTCATGAAAACTCTTGGCAAGCAAGAGGCTTTGAACAATAACAAAAATACATGTTCATTCTCACTAAATAACGTATATCTATCACAAGAATCAGTGGTATACATCCGAGATACAATATACAATATTATCCAATGAAATGTTGGGGAAAATTTCATGTACTTCAACGATGTATACGACATAGAACAAAAGTATCAAATCTGATTAAAATTTGTTATCGACGTGAACTGATACCAGGAAGAAAAAATCATAAGTGACGTTGATCCAGTCACCAAAAAAATAACATTTTCAACAAACCTAAAAAGAGACTATACCATAAAGACAAACTGTGGTAAGAGATTTTTCAGTTGAGTAATAGATAGAGTAGACCAGGAGCTGATGTCAAAGTCTACAAACGATACAAGGTACTCATACCAGATAATATCATTTGAGAAATTCATCGATAGAAAGACTGTGATCGATACATACCAGGATATGTACACTAGAGAAATATTGGCGAGAATGATATACAACTTTGTGGCAAACGATACCCAAACAGATGTGTTTGATTTCGGTAGTTCTATGACTGGTGCGGGCGTTGGAAATTCAACTACAAATTATTCTGCTGATAGGATCCAGTGAACATTCTGCCAAAAAGCTACTACGACATGAGCATGAACTGCGACATGGACAAAAGCCGTGACCAGTGTTGATCTGACAAGCTATTCAGATTTTCGTTATTGGCGGAAAGCTAAAGCTGGCCAGTGAATAAATATAACAAGTTTCAAAGTCAGACTCTGACAGGATTCTAGCAATTATTTTGAACGAAATAATACCCACACCTGAAATACACGAGACGATCTACGATTATATGAAAGTTTCAAGATAGCCAGTCCAGATAATACAGTATGAAGTCCGACATTGACTGGAGTGGTATGGTTGCAATACGAAATCATAGGATCCGATGCTATAGATTACGTACTTTTTGACTACTCTAATATAACCACTGGTTGAATAACCATGGTGAACGCCAAAAAATGATGACAAAAATTTGCACAGGTCCGCTACAAGGGGAAAAGTGTCAGTTTCTGTTTTGAAGATATCACCAAAAAACTGAATCATTTCTGGTACATAGACTATGATAGAGATTTGCATTATTATTATTCTGACGGTGAAGGCATCAGTACATTCCAACTATACACTGATCCGCTCAGTACTGAAAGAAAGTACTCAGATTTGGATATAAAAATAGATACAAGCCAGATCACAAATAGACAATTAGTGGAGTGAAACGAAGCTCCAGTGAACGCACTCTATACCCAAAAAAGGAAAGCTGATTGAGTACAAACATCATTCAACCTTGATTATAAGCCAGTATGAGTAAGGACAACTGCAGGATGAGTAATATTGCAATGATTGAAAATCTTTGTTTGATGAGTAGAAAAAACAATCTGACCAGAGTGAATCACTGACCCTACGACTGTAGATTTTATATATAATTTTAGTGAAAAGGTAGTAAAGAACGCCAGTGCATGAGTAGTAGCATCGGGTACTGAGATCATCTGGACATACTATCCATACAAAACAATATCCGTAAGATACGCTGACCAGACCGCAATCAATGCAATGAAGCTATTGGTAGGAGGTGACTGAATTTTTGACGGTCAGATTATTATTGATAAAAATATAGATACGATTGAGGTTGCTAGGCAAAGGGCATACATAGAAGTAGCAATGAGAAAGGATCCATTGGTATCCTATACATTCACTACTGATATAAACTGAATAGGACTCTGACAAATGGTATATGTAAATGATCCTGCAAGAGGAGTTGCAAAGTATTTCCAGGTCCAAAAGATATCAACAAAATGTTTAATCTGAAACCTATTCTCATATAAAGTTGATATCACCACTAGATTCTTTGACTACGTAGAATTCTTTCAATTACTTTTCAAGAAATCATCTAACTTACTAATAGACGATAGTGTAGAAGTGATAATACCAGTAAACGATGACGAAGACATCACAATAGCCGACATGATCGTCCCAGCTATCAATACATGACCATACTATGCGGGTTCTAAGTACAATAAATTCTATTGGTTCTATAATGAAAGTGGAGTATCTACAAACACACAATATATTTGAGGTAAATCAGGAAATAGATGGTTCATGATCACGTCCGCAAATGGTGACTGACAGGCTTCGTTTGTTTCAGATTCAAATTATTCTACGGGAAGAATTTTGGAACTCCAGAACCTATACGCTACGGCTTGAAAAAAATCAAGTATCACACTGATGAAATCTTGAATACCAAATAGTAGGAACTTTGATTTCTTTTTTTGGCTGAAAAATTTGTCAATTACTTCTTGAAGTTGAACAATAAAAGCCTATATAAGAGAGTATGATAGTAACGACACAATTCTGGCAACCCAAACGTTCACAATACCAAACGTAGTAGGAGATTTCAACATACAATCAGTGAACTTCACTACGAATGCAAACACTGTAAACTACGACTTGAAGATAGAGATAGACGAATTGGTGGCGACCGTAAGATTAGCTTGATTTTATGTAAGAGACAACTCAGTAGAGACCGTGACATCTCCTTGAATAGCTTCTTTTAGTTCTGCAAGCTAATATGAAAAAAGACATCCAAACAATATGCAATTACAAGATCACAAAGATACCAGCTGGTACCTTAGATTTTCTAAAATCAAACAAGGAGAAAATAGAATATCTGAAAAATAATAAAGTAGAAGGCGTAGAAATACGGGAGTGACATAATCTGGTACCATTGATAATAAGGAGTAGCATTGCACAATTGATAAGTGGATCAAGTATCACTCCGACATTGAAGGCAAACTATGTGGCTCTAGGTACTGACGATACACCAGCCAACTACTGAGACGTGAAACTCTGAGCTGAGACAAGAAGAGATCTATTTGATAGTAGGTACTCCATAGATAACGTGGCATACTTGGATGTATACTATGACAAAGCAAATATATGAACGCTAAACCTCCAAGAAATATGAGTCTTTATTGATGGAACCGCAACGCTGAATACATGATTTTTATTGAGTAGAATAAATATGGATCAGTCATTGAACTGACTCGAGGATTTGAGTATAAATATTTCATTCACTATACTGTGATAACGATTAACTTGAGTTTTAGAATAAAATACGTATCATAATCATATTTAATTTATAACTAATATGACTATGAGAAAATGATCTAAAATGTCAGAGGAATCTAAGAAAAAAATTCGTTTAGGATGTAAAGGTAGAAAGCCTGCAAGATTATGAAAACATTTTACTGATGAACAAAGAAAGAAAATATCTGAAAGTTGCAAAGGTAGAATATGATGGAATAAATGAAAGACTGGCGTTTTTTCTGAAGAATCTAGAAAAAAGATGTCAGATAGTGCAATCAAAAGATGAAATAATCATTCTAAAGAATTTATGGATAAGATGTCTATAATATGGAAATCAAAAGACAACCCAAACTATACAGAAATATGAACTAGAAGAAAAAATGCACAATGATATATCTTGATAAAACTTTGAGAATGAAATTGGGCACGTGAACATATCCATTTGATAGAAACACAGATATGAAGAAAAATAGATAAATCAAAGGAATGTGTACATCATATTGATTTTGATAAAGCAAATAATGACCTTGAAAATTTAAGACTTATGACCATAAAAGACCATAAGAGATTGCATCTGAAATTGATATTCCCCGAGCGTAACTTTAGCTACTAAAAAGTAAACTATGCCAAGAAAAAACAGCCAGAATCGATCACCAGAAGACGAACTACAGGCGTCAAGAATGCAAGATATCAATGAAGATATTGACGATATTTATGCAAATTGAGACGATAGACTGAAAGTCTTTCTTGCTATAAGTGGGATAGCATTAAAAATAGATATTGGAGCATGAAACTATGTAGTAGGTGCTATTATATGACAATACGCCTGATGAATAGATATTTCAGTCACAGACTCCGCAACAAATTACGTGCAGATAGATGGATCATGAGTAATACAAATAAATACCACTACGTGGAATTCTGACTACGCTAGATTAGCTACTGTTGTTTGTTCTTGATGAGTCATAACATCTATTTCTGATTTCAGATACGATGTTGTAGGAGGTGCTATATTATCAGCATCAATTTCCTATAATACAAAAACACCAAAAACAGCAGGTACAACATACCAAGCATCAGGTAAGTGATGACTTTTAGTTTTCTCGTTCCAATGAAGTGCTTCTAATCCTTGAAACGATGCACGAATTTATAGTGACTCGAATTCAACACCAACGACAATAGTGGCTTACTGACATCTAGTGGCAAGTTCTCAAACTCCACAGATGACATTGAGTTGTCCGATTTTACCAGATCAATACTATAAAGCAGTTCTAGGTACATTTTCATCCTCGCTTATTTGTAATTTTTATGAGTCTGTATAATTTTATATAAAAATTCATTATCATGAAGAAAGTCACACTGATACAAGAAAAGAATTGAACTACAAAATACATATGAGTGGTCGAGTGGAGACAAGACACTTACGAAAAAATGAAAGACAACTTACAAGAATTTGAGATTTCCGATATTGATATGGAAAAGATCGAAAAATTTGGATGCTTATTTGAAATAGTAGAATGAGAACTGGTGGTATCAGATAATGATGAATATTTGAATTATAAAAAATATGAATATCAAAGTAAAAGACTTGCAGAATATCCAAGTATTTGAGACCAATTAGATGCTATATGGAAATGATGACAGGATATGGAAGATATGAAGGCAAGAGTAATGGAAGTAAAACATAAATATCCCAAGAGTGTATAGATCAGATTTAATTTTTTTATAAAATAGAGATGGATATAAAATTCAAGCTAGAGGCTGAAGAACCAATCATATACAAATTCGCAGACATCCCTGTAGAATTTGTACCATATACTGGTGCCTTCAAAGATGTTAACCTATGACCACACTCCATCTCTGCTTGAAATGGTTATTTTGGTAATATCTATACAAAGACTGAATCTGATGCTATACTGCTAGATTATTATACATCAGCACAAGTAGATGCGAAACTTTCTGACTTACACAATCCAGTGACAATCTGAACATGAAACTGACTATCAATACTAGGGCAAGTTCTCAGTCTATGACTGGCGACAAATAGCATAAATGGGGCGTTGTCTTCTGCGGACTGGAATACATTCAACTCAAAGCAAAATGCACTCTGATTTACTCCAGAAAATGTGGCAAATAGATGAGTGGCAAACTGATACGCTTCGCTTGACTCATGATGAAAGGTGCCAATGGCACAACTCCCTACTTCTATAATGGAATACAAAGGAGCATGGAACGCATTGACAAATACGCCAACCCTAGCTGACTGAACTGGTGATACGTGAGATACTTATAGGACTAGCGTAGAGTGAACACAAAACCTATGATCATGAGCTATAAAGTTCTATATAGGTGATTTTGTGATATACAATGGAACTATCCGAGAGAGATCACCAACCGCAAACTGAGTAGTCTCAGTATTTTGAAGAACCTGAGCTATCTCTGCACAGAGTGGTGACTATACAGCTGACCAGATCACAGAAAGCTTGACCAGAGTATTCGTGACACCAGCCGAAAAGATAGCAATTACACATACAAATAGATCATATTTGGATCTTGTTTCTTGAACAAATACAGGTGATGAAACACAATCGTCAATAAAAACTAAGCTATGAGTCGCTTCGGCGTGAGTAGACTGATATTTGAGTTGATCAGATTGGAATCTTTTTAATAGCAAACAACCTGCCTGAAGCTACATAAATTCAGACTGAAGCAACTCCAATATAGATACATTGGTATTTGACGAAACACCAGCCTCAGTTGATGCCTTGAATCCATGAGAAATGAGGTGGAATAGTACAGATTGAACTATGGATCTGGGTATGCCTTTTGGAGTAATGCAACAAATTTGACAAGAGCTATTTATTAAATGCATAAACAAAACAGGTTCAACACTCCCTAATGGTAGTCCTGTTTATTTTTCTGGAAGACAATGAAATCGTCCAAAGGCTTTATTGGCAAGTTCAGATTCTGACTCTACAAGTAAGGTTGTTTGAATACTTACACAAGATATACTTAATGATGATGAGTGATTTGTTACGATATTATGATATGTAAGACAAATAAAAACTAACTATAGCTGAGCTGGTGATCGGTGAACTACTTGGGCAGAATGAGACTTGCTCTATGTAAGTAAAACAGTGGCTTGACAATTAACCAATATTGAACCATCAGCACCACACCATTCAGACATCGTTTGAACGGTGGCTATTGTATGAGGTGCTTGAATAGGTAGCATATTAGTAAATATCCAAAGACATAAAACACTAGAAGAACTTTCAGATATAAACTGAACTCCATTAACATTAGACTGACAATTTCCAGTATGGAATAACATTTGAAAATACTTTGATTTTACTAGTAAAATATCAGACTTTCTCAAAATAGACCAGACGACACCACAAACGGTAATCAACTGAGTACCTGTTTTTCAACAATGAATACAAGCCTGAACGGCTCGTATATGATGACCAGTGAATTATTCAAGTTTTGAAGCTGATTGAACATACGTAGCTAATGGTGATGCTTCTTGCTATAGAGATGAATACCCTGCAATACTTGTACCTGCTTCCTGAGCAACTGCACCTGATAGCGTTGGAGCTACAATATGATGAGTAGCTAGACAAATGTACGCCTTTGATTGAGGAGCAACACAAGAAAGATTATCTTGAAGCTTTGAAATACCACATGATTATATGTACTGAAGTGTGATAGAGATTCATGTACATTGGAGACCAAATACGACATGAAGTTGAGCTGTAAAACGATTCTTTGATTGGGAACATTCACCAGCACAATTATGACCATCAGCACAAACAACAATCTCTGTAGTCGACACCGTAGTAGCTAGCACTCAATACTATCATCACATTATTAGTCTGTGAGTATTGCCAAATCTATGATATCAAATATGAGATAAAATCTGATTCAATCTTAGAAGGACTCCATCAGATGCACAAGATACATACGCCTGAGATGCACTGCTAGAACAAATAGCAATGCACGTACAGGTAGATACACTTTGAAGCCGTGCAAGATACTCGAAATAATCACTTGAAAATATAAAGTAGTCAAGTATATATAAAATAACATTATTTTTTATATCTTACTACATAAAGTGAAAATACTTGACTTGAAATGGAAGAGATTCTGAAGATTATTAGTATTAGACCAGCAGTGATTAACAAAAAATTGAAATAAGCTTTGGAAATGTTTGTGTGATTGTTGAAATGAAAAGCTTATATCTTCTTCCCATCTTATTAACAAACAAACAGTAAGCTGTTGATGTAAACGTTCATCTCCAATCATAGATATAAAATGAAAAAAAATTAACAAATTAACCGCAATAAAATTAGATAGAAAAGAAAAAGATACATACTATCGAGAATGTAGATGTGATTGCTGAAATACTAAAGTAGTCAGTTCTTCAAAACTAACAAGATGAATAATAAAGAGTTGTTGATGTTTATGGAAAGAAAACATAAGAAAGCCCGAATGATTAGCACCAGCGTACCAGATTTACAGAGGGTATAAAAGAAACGCTAATGATAAATGAAGAAATTTTGAAATATCTTTTGATGACTTTTTAGAGATAACACAAAAAGAATGTATTTATTGTTGAAGGCATCAAATATCATCGACAAATATAAAAACATCGCGAGCTGTATATAAGTATAATTGAATTGATAGGGTAGACAATAGTAGGTGATATGAAAAAGATAATATAGTTCCTTGTTGTAAGCGGTGTAATAAGGCAAAATCTACTTTATCTAAAAATGAGTTCCTAGAACTTATAGAAATGATATATAAAAATACGCTATGAAGTCGTCAAAGGTATGTGAAATAATCTTCTATAACAAGGTGGCTTTCCAATTTCGGGGCTACAATTTAATACATAAACAAAAATGAATCAAATGCAATTATCACGAGGTATGTTACTAACTTCATTATGAACTATCATAACTGTTATTGCTTTTATTGTTCGTAATACGTGGATAGTTAGTAACTACAAGGCTAAAGTAGATGAAGCCATAAAAGGTATAAACTGACACATCAAAGATGAAGAGAAAATACGGGAGACTATAAAATCTCTAGAGAGAAAGGTCGACTGAAACGAAGTGAAGTTTGCTCAAATGCAAGTAGATATTCAGTGGATAAAAGCTATGTTGCTTGACATAAGACAGGATCAGAAAAATAGCAAGTAATAATAAACTTGAAAAATACAGTATTATGATTATACAATCAATGTATTTTTTTACTTTATTATTCACATGCAATGACTGAAAAAACTAAAAAGATTAAATTCGATGCGGTCGAGATCGCACTGATTAGATTCGCTATGATGTTTGTAAACATCTCCGACAAGACCACATTCGTATACCAAAAAGAGGACGAGCTGACAGCCTTGATGGTATTCAGAGAATTCAAGAAAGCTATCAAAACAGAAAATGGTGTATCCAATGTTTTAGATGCTGAATTAGAGTTCTCAGAACCACAAAAAGACTTGATCAGGATCAGGATGGATGCTATGTCTATGGGAGTAGAAGATCTAGATATAAAATATAGAATACTAGATAAGATGAAATAATTTTATTTCTATAACAATAAAAACATGAATATATTTAAAAGCTCGAGGAGAATCTGAATGCTCATGGTATTACTAACAATGTGCATATGATTTATAACATGAAAACTAGAGTCAAAAGATTTTATGTATATTGCTGCTCTTATAGTTCAGTTTTATTATTATAGTAAACTAGGTGAAAAAGTTCCCTCTGATCCAGATTTAACTAATATCAAAAATCTATAATGCTAAAAGCTGTTTGAAATATCACTATGGAAATCTGATACTGAAATTCTGGTAATTTCTTTATCGAGCTTACAAACTCATCCGACCAGCCAATAGATCTTACATGAGCCGACATTCTTTTCACAGTGAAAAGGACAAAGGACATAGAGGACATTGAACCATTGGATGAAAACGCTTTGTTGCAAAAGGTGATCCCTAATGATACGCCGACTGAATGAAAATTCACACTATCATTGACACCAGCTGATACAGAACAAATCTGATTCTGAGATTTCAATTATGATTTTAGGGTGACACGATCGTCTACATCTTCGTATACGACTCCAGTATGAATACTATCAATAAACAGAGTAGTTACCCAAAAGTAGTCTTGAAAAACCATGTATTATATATACAAACAGGGTGCCGACAACGGCGTCTTGCATGGGGTACTGGGTAAAACCAGTACTCTTTTGTTTTTATCTTTTTACCAAAGAAAAAAATGGAAAACCAAACCAATTGACTATTATGAGAACTAATAGACCAGATCAGTCCAAACGACTACATAGCATGAGCCGTCTCAGAAATACCAAACTTGCAACAACAAGATAAAGTACGATACGAATACAATCAAGGATGAAGCTCGGACTGTACACTGTACGCTTCAATAACATCACTTGGGGCGACAATGAACTATAAATTTTCAGATTCTGACTTCAAAGAAATAAAAGAGCTATCAATAAAGCAATGAAAACCCGCTAACGATGGTCGATATTTATGGAAAGCGGTCGATTGCGTACGTAATTGGTGGAATGCTAAGTATCCAGAAAGAAAGGTCGTTTCAGTTCAGATTCAGATGTTATCTGAGGCTAGCAAATATTGGGAGAAATGATATCTCATAGCAACGACATTCAAAGGCAATAAAATTTACTGAGCGGACAAGAACGATAACGGAGTAGTCAATGGCGTAGAGTTCAAACCTAGTACATTCTGACATGCTACAACTACTATATATGACAAGATGGTAAAAGTGGTAGATAGCTATTTCTGAAACAAATATAATGTATACTGATTACCTAACTACTCAAAAATGGTAGACAAAGGGACGTTCAGTGGTCAGGGGTATGTGTTCCTAGCTACGACTGACGAGAAGAAACTAGAGATAGCCAGAAAATCAAGATTGCTTGTGCTACTGAAAGAGGTGATCACACTGAGCAATGACAAATATTTCAATAGTCTCTGTGAGGATAAGATCAAATACATCAATAGAACCGTGTAAAATCTGTTGAATTTTGGGAGAATTATTGTAATATGAAAGCATTCCACTGGCATTGTGGACAATATACTTACGTTTCTGGATGAGCGTATCATCCAATCGCCAAAACAAGATCCTGAAAGGGGTCTTTTTTGTTTTGCATTTTCTTTTGATTTTCACTAGCTTTTTGAAAGAAAATGTGTATACTCCAAGAGTCAAGAAATTTATTTCCTATAGATAAACAATGCGACCAGACAAAGAGAACCGACCGTTGCGAGTTGTAGTAATAGCAATAATAGCCTGAATAATTCTTTTGCCTTGATGCACTCATGCCTACAGCACAGAGCAACAAGTATACAAAGATTTGATCACTTACAAAGTACTAAACATCCATGAAGCCAAACAGATCCATAGCGTACTAGAAGTGACTAGAGATTGTAAAAAGAAATCAAACTGATATATAACCTTTGAAGGTGAAGGAAAAGATACAAAAATAGAGGTCATCGTGATGAATGTATGTACAGAAAAAGAGTATAGATACTTGCTTTTGCATGAAATTTGACACTACATCCATTCACTATATCCTACAAAGAAACTAGCCAGTATAAACAATTCTTCATACTCCAGAGTGAGTCCAGAGGAGAAATG